GAGAGTCGATAGGTACTCGGCTACTACGCGCTCCGTGCGGAAACCTCTGTGTTTCCTTGCTTGACTAGCCAATCTGCGATCCTATTACATATCCGCCCCACGCGGCTAGGCATAATGCAATGACCCACAAATAATGAATTAGATTTTGCTTATCCATTGACGGCCTTGCATTTTGCACATTGCCATGTGACTATGCCATTGACTGAGTCGGATGATATGTCCTCTAGATCTCTGATAGCAACTGGCTCATTACACAGCTGGCAAGGTACAAAGGCTGACATGAGATCAACCCACTCACCATTGATCTTAATTCCAATGTTACCCATGTTAGCCTCTTGCTTTCTGTGGTTGCCACTTGCCATCGCTGCCTAAGTTATACCAATTCGTAGGACACTTAGCTTCCCCTGTGCGTGGCGCATGAGCGCAGAAGTATCCGCCCCATGCTCTGCCATTCTTCTCGCCTTCTTTCCAAATTTGACTACCATGTTCACATGATGGTACTTGCGCGGCTTCTGGAGTGCCGAGAATGTCCTGCACTAGATCAAGTGCTTTATCTAATGTGATAGGTGCATCCACGACTTTGTTATATTCATTGACTGGAGTAGTCCAATAATCTTGATCATCTGGTTTAACTTCTTGAACAGGTGGCTTGACTGGCTTAGCAGCTACTACCTTGGTCATTTCCTCTCGGCTTGGTCTCTTTCCTTTAGGCGCATAACCTGCATTTGCAAGTGCTCGGCCGATTGCCGAAGTCTCGCAATTCTCCAGTGCTGAAGTCTGATTAACGCCTCGGCTAGTAACCGTTTCCTCAGCGTACCCTGTTGCCCATGCAACGCTATCTTCAGTATTCTTAAATAAATACGCCTTAACAATATATCGAGTAGCCTCGACAACTTCCAACTCAGTTGATATGCGGAACGCTGGATAGTCCTTAATAAACTTTTCAAGTCTCACCTCGACTGGTTCGTAATCGGCTAAATTAAACATTTAAAACCCCTTTGATCTTTTCTATCATTGTTTCACAACCGCATTCAAAACCGACACAACGATCCCTGCATACTGTCCGAAGCGCATCTTCACATTCTTCCCATGCTTCTTCTTTAGACATAGAGTTCATTCTCCTCTGTTGCTAGTTGTCCAGCGAGTGCGCCGTAGCTGCATAGATCGACCCAGTTGTCGATGTGCTGGGCTGATTGATTAGTCCTTGCAAGTTTAACGAGCACCATGATCCCTGCCACCTGATAGTCGTGTATCGGTGTTTGTAGGTATGCTGAGAGCAGCATTGCGGTGTGTTGCAAGTTATCCGCAGGGTGACCGTATGACAGCCCACGATCACGGATCGTGTCGGTTGCCGATGAAAGGATTTCATTAGCGCGCATCTGTTGTCACTCGCTGAAATGACTTAGCCACGATTAGACCCTCGCGCTTGCCTTCGTTAAAGCCTTTTGCCCATCCTACTAAGTACCATAAAGCATTAGCTAGTAACAGCAAAATGATGGTTGGCATTTCTAAACTCATTGTTCTACCTATCTGCCCTAGTGCCCTTGACTAGGTACAGGATTAGTGTTGCATAGATGTCAGACGAATCAAGCACATTCTGGTAACAAAATGATAACGATTTAACGCGCTCTGCCGTAGGACTTTCCAGCCACGATAAACGTGCCATCCTTCTCAATGTGGATAATGTCCACCTGAACCTTAGCTTTGTTCACATAGATGATGGCAAAGGCTTGCTGCCAGTTGGCAACGCCTTTAGTGTATGCAGCCTGCTTAAAGTCCATAAGGTTGCCTACCTCGACACCATGTAGCACACGCCCTATACGACCCCCAGAGGCCTCTGAGAAGGCTGATCTGCCTGCTCTGTGGGTATGACCTGAGATGACATTCTTTCCATGCCTACGAGCCGCTTCTAGGGCTGATAAGCCCCCCTGTGGCTTAATGGGTGTGTGGTCTCCATGTACTGCAATCCAGTTAGGTGCGATAGCCATAGGGTTCTTATGAAAGGTGATGCCTAGCTCATCAAAGCGCATAAACTTCTCGAACCGCAGCTCCGGCAATGCCCCGAAGGCTGGCACTTTAGCCATGATGATGTTATAAAGGCGGTCTGTGTGATTGCTACGAATGCAATCGGTTACGCCTAACTCCCACAATAGATCAACAGCCTCGTTACGGTCATCATCTAGAGTCTGGGCATATGAGCCCATGCGACCTTCTTCCCACTTAGATATCTGTGGTAAGTCAATCTCATCACCAATAGTTACAACTTGGTCAGGCTTGAATTTCTTGATAAAGCTTGCAAGGTTACGGGTTGCAACCCTGTCATGGTAAGGGACTTGTAAATCCGAGACTACGACAATTCGCTTAATCGTCATCCTCATCATCCTCGTAATCACCGAACCGCTCTGGCTCGATAGGATCTGGCAAAATCCACCCAGGATAAGAATCTACGACAGATAACATGTAGAGAGCGCGATCCTCGTTAAAGCCAGCCTTACGCAATGATTGGTAGTACTCATGTAAGCCAATGCAGTAAGCATCGAGTTTAGAGTAACCTTGATCCTCTAGCGCCTTAGTTGCTTTTCTTGCCATGACAAAATTATCGCTCTAGTAGGATGTTATAGATCTCATCGACACGCGCATGCAGTCTCTTAATTTCTGCCAAAAGGTGAGTAATGACAAAGCCTGAGAGTCCACCAAGTGCCACGATGGTGGCGATGTAAAGCTGAAAGAAATCTGTCTGTGTCACTTTTTAGGGCTCGCGTATCCGAATACACCTGATAGCACAGCCCAAAGGATTGCACGGTAATCTGCCTCGAAATTAGATGATGCCCATGCAGCAAGGAATGCTCCAGCGGCTAGATATACAGGGTGCTTGATTTTCATTATTCTCCGCCTAACATAGGTATTTGATAAAATTCACCCAGTAAGTCAGCCTTCTTCTTAAAGCTGAAGTGAGCGTGTTTAGTGTGTTTGTTTGCGCCCTTGTATGTGCGCCACTTCCAGTTAAGGATGGGTGAGCAGATCTTCCCGTCGAAGATGATGTAACTAATACGGTTCTCCCGCTTAGACTTGCAAGCGAGACGAAGCTGATCTGCAAGATCAGGCATGATGTCTGGTTTCGATCCCTTAAACAAGTCACGGTCGATGTCAATGGCACGAACCCAGCCCTGAGCATCAGGATTGTGATCTGACTTGCGAGCAGCGTGTCGGGTATCACCGATCCAACCATCCGATGCGCGGTCACGATCTGGGAACGAGTCATCAATCTGTTCCCTTAATTGTGATGCAGCTTTAGAAAGTCTTGGCTTCATCCAAGTAAAGATGCTGCTTCTTCTTGAGTTAAGCCCATGACAGATGCGATCTCTGCATCTTCTAGACTCAATTTACGATAAGCCGCGATTTTAGCCAATTTAGCATTTTTCAATTCTTCACGATAAACCTGTTGATCATATTCCATCTGCGCTCTGTCGTTAATCGCTTTTTCAATTTCGCTTTCAGACATCTGGATTTCTTCGCCATTGAAAGTGTAAATTGTTGAAGGATTGCTTGCTATTAAATCGTTTTTGATTTCTTCAAGAGTTTTCATTATGCCACCTCATATGAGAAGTTGAAGTTAAAGAAGTCACCTGTTCCCCAAGTGAAAGGAGTAGTGCCGTTCAGTTGATTACCTGCTAGATAAGTACCCGATGCATTGAGAGTCTTTAGATAAATAATGCTTAACGGCATAAAGATTGCAGATGGGTATTCTGTTCCATTGTCACTATAAAAAGCGCAAGCAATATAAAGGTTATACAAAGAGTTAAATGGTGGTGTTAAATATAACTGTCCAGTAACAGAGCTAGTGCTACCTAAGGTAAATTGGTAAAAAATATCTACCATCTTGCCATTGTTGCGGTAACGCGCTACTTCTGTTCCGTTGCCTTTAGTTAATCCTGTAACTGTTGGAGACCAAGTGGTCCAAGATGGTTCAGTCGCTCCAGCAGCCCATTTCAAGCCAGTTGCCGCTGTTGAATCAGCTGTTAAAACATGACCATTTGTGCCTACTGCAAGGCGAGAAGCTGTATCTGCTGCTGTTGCAGCGATGATGTCGCCTTTAGCATCAAAGATAGTTGCAGGGATTCCTGTTGCATCTGCTACCCATGAAAAGTCCATGTCTGTGTTGGATGCCTTAGTAAGAACTTGACCAGTAGTGCCACCTTTAAGATCGACTAAAGATGAATCAATGGCATTGCCAAGCGTGCGAATATCTAGCGCACCATTCTTGACCAATCCTGTATTGTCTGGGGTTGCCCAGTTAAAATTCGGTGTCGTTGCCATTAAGTTAATGCTCCCGTCGCGTTATTCCATATAAGTGTACCATTTACGCCCGTCCACGCTAGTGAACTAGGAATTACTGTTTCCCATTGTGTTGTCGATAGAGATAAATCTGTAGCTGTAATGTAAAGGGTAAGGTCTACGAAACTAGGCGTTGCCCTTAAAGCGACATTCTCAACAAAGCCCTGAAATGTGCCACCGAGTAAATTGCTAGGCAGGTTGCTAATAGAGACAGGCTCACCAAAATAGACAGCGATAAGGGCATCAAGCATTGCCGGCGGCATGTTTGGATTGTCTAGGCGGAAAGTAATAACACCTAACTGCTCTCTAGGACTGCGCCTTAGATTGAGCTCTCTAGTGGCAATATCCGTGATGTCTGCAAGGTTTTTAATGTTAGAGTCCTGAGACCGCTCAAAAAGCCCGTAAGAGGCTATAGAGTCCGCGTCTGACGTGCTGTAGGTTGATCCGTATCCTGTTGCATATCTGTAGATAAGGCTGTTACGGATGCGGCTAGTCTGAATTGAGGAAGTGATAGAGGTTGGTGTTGCATAAGCGGCATCAAGGAAAGTAAAGCCATTTGCTGCGAGATCGTTAGACCTGTGATCGGCATCGGCATATGAGACATCCCCATTCTTTTCCTCGTAAATTTGACCCAACGCGCTGGTAGCAATCTGGTCTGCAAGTGTTTGGCTCTTAGCTGTTGCACTAGCTGCAACTGAGATCATTGTGTAAAAACCTGAGTCAATCGTGCCAATAAAAGTCTCGGCATCATTCCATGTTGTAGTTGCTGGGTATGTGTCCCATGTCACAGTTGGAGTAATTTTATTCCAGTTAAGGTTAAGAGCATTGCCTAGGATGGCTGAAATCTGTGCGCCGTCTAAACCTTCTGAAAGAGATGTGTTATAGATAGCCTTAGTCAGACGGGCTAATGAGCCAATGCCTAGAATTGTGCCTGTAGTGATGTAGCCAGTTTCTTCAGGGCTACGAACACCAATGTTAAAGTCTGAGACTTCTCCGCCAAAGACTGTGACATAAGTCCCTGTGCTGTTTTTCAGCTCTAAAGTAATTGGCTCTGTGACATTGATAGTAAAGGGTGAATTGTCAGCATTGATAATTTGCACTTGGCAGTAACCTGCTGTGCATTGTCTGTCAATGTCTAAGCGACCAGATGCAAAAGAAACAGAGGTGACTGTCGTATAGACATCATCACCTACTGTCACACGCCATTCTGGAAGCCATGTCATGCGATTGTTAGTGTCCCTCTGTCTCGTGCTTCGCGGAGTACATTGTCGATAGCCTCTGCGATAGCGTTAGGATCTCCCACGCCTGTGTTAATTGTAATGTTATAGGCGTTAGCCGCTTGCGCTGCATAGCGCGAACCGCTTACCGCACCTGATACGCCTGCTCCGCCTGCTAGACCTTGCAGCAAGGATGAACGTGCAACATCTTCTAAGTTAAACATTCCACCTTCGCCAAATGGTGTGTTAGTTGCACGCACAGCAGCCGCTGCGGCTTCTGCCGCTTTCATTTGTGCAGCAATAGATGCTGCTCCAATCGATCCACTTTCTTGGGCTGCTAATGCGCTTGGGTGAAATCCTGCGGCCGCGATTGCCGCTGTTGCTGCTGCCGCAGCGGTTGCAGCGGATGTTGTGCTAACAGAAGTGGGCGGTTTAGTTGTATTAGTAGAAGCAAGATTGATTTGGCGTAATAAAGCCAAAGCCGATTCTAAGTTGGCAATATTGATTAGATCTTTTGGCTGTAGACTATCAAGGATTGATTTGATATCTTGAAGCTTCACATTCTGCATTCCTAGTGCGCCAAGCACCTTTAGATCTGCATTGAGTTTAGCCGTTGCAGCGATAATGGCTGCTTCATCCTTAGCAGCAATAGCATCTTCCAGCTCAAGAATAGATTTCTTGACATTGAGGCGCGCTGTATCGTTGGCAATTTGTAGCACTTGTGCACTGGATGTTGCCTTGCCTAGTTGCTCTGCCTGATTAGTAAGGGCTGCTGCGATTTGGATCTTATCTAGGTCGAAGATTTCTTCACCCTTATTAAGGGCAAGGTTAGCCTTGTCGATTGCGTTTTGAAGTCTCTTATCTTTAAGGATCTTGGCTTGGTTAGCAGCTTGCTCTTTAGTGAGCTTTGTAATGGCTTTTTGATTCTTAAGGTTTCTGTTATCAACTTGACCAGATACAGTCATAGAGATATTACCCATGCCTCCGGGGATCACTCCCTTTTGGAAAGACATTTTGTTGATTTCTTTGTTAAGACTTGCCATCAATAAGATTGCTGCTGTGATTGCAGTAGTAAGCGGCAAGAAGGCAGCAGCTGCAACTACACCGACTGCAATTAAAACAGGCTTTAACTTTTCAAGTCTTGCAATAAACTCGCCAGTGTTTTTTAAAGTGTCTGCTATACCTTTAGCAAGTTTGTCTATGTTATCTGTTGCTGCTGTTGTTCCACCGCCACCAAGGGCAGTAATTGCATCGTAAAGACCTTTACCAATTGTCTCTTTGGCATTGTTTGCAGCAATTGTCATTTTGTCTAATTGACCAGCGAAAGTCTCTGCTGCAGCAGTTGCTTGTCCTGCGAATAACTCTGTTAATCGTTTCTGGATTGCTTCAAAGTCACCAGATGACAACTCAGCTCTGGACAGTCCTACACCTAAGCGACCAAGTGCCTGAGTCTGACCCAATAGTGCTTTTTGTAAACTTTGTGAGACCTGAGTAACGCTTTTACCTGTGCCCGCACTAATGTCTAGAGCAAGTGAAAGCAATTCCTGTGACTTAGTTACATCGCCAGTTGCACGAAGCAAGCGATCCATTGCTGGACGAAGTTCATCATCGAGCACACCTGTTTGCATTTCAAGGCGCGAAATGTATCCATTGACTGTGCCAATATTTGCGCCATAAGCAAGATTAAGATTCTTTAAAGTCTGACCTAATGAGGTTGCTGCCTTGTCATCTTCTGCGAACGCTTTGACGGATGCGCGACCGAAAGCAAGGACTGCCGCTGTGCCAAATGTACGAGTAAGGGTTTTGCCAAGATTTTTAGTGCGCTTTTCTAAGCGATCTACGCTTGTCTCTGCTTTCTTAAATGCTGGCTTGCCTGTGAACTCCGCGGCAATGTTAATGGCTACATTACTCATGCTGCTCTCCGTACATCTACTATAGCTGTTCTACGATTGAACTTAGCTGTGGTGTTTTCAATTGACTTAAAGACTGCTGCATTGGCTCGACCTTGAGTCTTTTCCCATGCTCTAAAGATTAAGCGACCCATCATACGATGATCGCCACCACGCTTAGTGCCATATAACTGACCAAGATTAGAAATAAACTGATTGCCAGCATAAGGATTAACCGAGCGAGATACACCTTTAGATGTACCGCCTGCGCTAGGGCCGACCCAATCCTGTCCTTGTCCATTCTTACGACCAGCAGTCTCAAAGATTGCACCTGTCATAGATTTATTCTGGATGCGTACAGCATTAACAAAGCCAGCCTTATTCGGCTTTGATGGAGTTGTCTTATAGACAATTCCCCTTCTAATTTCAGCTGCATCATACTTAGGAAAGCGAGCACCCTTAGATGTCTCGCGCTTAGTCCAACCAGACATAGGTGATGCCAGTGGCACATAAGACCGAGCCTCGTTAGTAACAGGCTTTAGTACTGCGCCAAGTTCCTTGGTCAATTCTTTCGCTAGATCTGGTGCATAAGTGTTTAAAGCTTTTCTAAGGGCGACCGCGCCTACTACCTCTGTTGGCATCGCTCACCTCTTTCGCTTCATCTTTAAGCCCTTGCACTAATGCATCGAGCATGATCTTGTCTAGATCTAATAACTGCTGTGGCGCGATTCCCAATCTAATGCTTAGCCTAGCGATTAGATAGGTGAACGGAAGATCGCGCTTTAAGCTAAAGGGTCTGAGTCTAATACCTCAACACTCTTAAGTGTCTCGATAAAGTCAATCCCGAAAGGCTTAACAGATTCACCTGCTCTGCGTGTTACTTCCCATGCTAACCAATAGACATCGCTCTGCTTTTCTTCATCGCGGAACGCCTTATGAAAGCCCTTTTTAGCGTACTGCTCGAACGAGTACTCCACGGCTGGAGTGATTTCGCCTTCTAATACGCTTCCATCTGTACGAACTATCTTTAGTTTTGCCATGAGTTTGCCCCTTTGTTTAATTGATTAGAATGTGCCTGTTGTGGCTACTGCAACAGTTGAGTTAGCAGTAAAGGTAATTGACTGTGTGCCAATATCGCCAACAGCACCGTTGATGTCTGTTGTGTTATTGACTAGAAGTGAGACTGTGTACAGAGGGTTTGTAGCAGATACTACTGTTCCCTTTGTCTGTAGGAATACAGCGGTTACTGTGGTTCCCCATGCAGCCTGTAATGTTGCCAATACGTTTGCAGATGCTGTGTCGTTTAGAAAGTCGATTGTCACAGTTGATGACTCTAGACCCTTGACGAACTTATGAGATGAGTCACCCATTGCGGTAACTTCTAGCTCATCAAATACGCGGTTGATTGTTACTGCTGTTACATGGTCTGAAAGATCGACTGAGTTAATCTTCACACCTACATTGTTATTCAGAAATACAGCCATGAGATTATTCCTCGTCCTTCTTAGTAGTTGCTGGCTTTGGTGCTGTTGGTGCTACCTGCCCGATTTTCTTCAGGAAGGCTTCGTTCTCTTTTTCCCACTCGGACATTTTAACTCCAACTCGTAAGGATTGATACGGACATCTCACACGACAGCAACTCTCCAGAAGCCGCGTTGAGAATACTTGGTGCGCTTATCGCGCCTACATTATAGGTCAAAGATGATGCTGCGAGCTTTGCGAACACGCTGCAAACAGTATCTTCTATGCCGTTTAGGTTGCCTTCATTATCAAACAAAGGAACAGTCATAATAATTTTAAAGTTAGCCATTGGGCTAATGGTAATGTGCTGATTGTTGTTTGGTGTCAAATAAGGATCATCTGGAGACACAATGACAGAATTAGCAAGGACTGTTGCCGGTGGAAAGGCAAAAGTCTGCCACTTAGCGTTATCGACTAGAGCCGTTGCTAATGTGGTTCGGAGAGTAGTGATTGCAACTGGCATTAGCCCACCATTGAGCGAGGGTCTAGTGCATGCGCGATTAATCCTCGCACCTTAGCGAGAAGCTGCGCGCTCATTCGGTAAGGGCTTGGCTGGAAATCGACAGCGTTAGAACCTGAAAGGGTAGCGGTTCGCGCTTGCCAGATTTCAACAGATATCATCAAAGCTGCTTGCTGGATTGCTTTATCTTCTGCCCAGTCCACATAAGTAGAAGCTGTGACAGTAGCGAAAGGATTAAAAGGATGGTAAGGCGTGTCTGTTACATGGTTTGTCGTAACTGTAAAAGTGCGACCGCTTACGCCTGTAATTGTCTTATTGCCGTTAAAATGTGAACCAGCGTTTGTAATTACTACGCTCTGACCGACATAGTAGGTCTGTTCAACATTCTGGTCGAAGTACATTGTGCCGACTGTGCCAACGTTTGAATGAGCAATAGAAAAATTAGTGTTAGCCCATAGCATAGGAAGTAGGACTGCATCGGTGGCATCGCACACTTCCTGCAAGGTGGCATCTGGGTACAGCGTACCGACTCCGAGTGTTGATCGAAGCTCTGCGACTGTTGTGAGTGCCATTCCTTGTCCTTTCTAAAGACTCTAGGGGATCAGAGGGCTACTGACCCCCTAGAGCGACTTAGTTTGTTATTACTGCTTGTTGTTCTTGAATGCGCCTGCTGCAACCTTAGTTGCGATTGCGCCGAAGCCGTAATAACCGATTGTTACCTGACCTGCTGCTGTTGATTCAGCGCGTAGGCGGTATGTTGGTGATTCGTACCATGTGTAAGCATCTGGGTTCACGATGAGGATTGTTCCATCGCCATCGCCAGCGTTTGTTGGATCAACATAAAGGTTGAGTCCTGCAACGTTACCTGTCAATGATGTTGGTGCAACTGCTCCGCCTGCGTTCATTGGCTGTGATGCTGTGTAGATTGGGCGTCCTGCATCGTTTAGAGACATGATGTTTGACCATTGTCCTGTTGAAACGACCATGTTGCGAGCGAATGGATTTGGAAGTCCTGCTGTTGCTGCATAGACAGAAGCTGAACCGCGAGCAACTACACCAAGCAACTCTGCTGCTGTTGGGTATGTTGCTGTGGTTGTGCCGTCTAGTGTTGCACCTGCGATAAGTGCTGCATTTACTGCTGCGTTTGTTGTCTTTGCGTAAGCTGCTGCCATGTTGCGCACTAGCTCGTCAAAGAATGCTGGAGATGTACGATCTAGCAATTCGACAGAGAATGTCTGTTGTCCAGCGTACTTCTTAACAGATACTGACAAGAATGCTGAGTTCTGATCTTGCTCTGTAAAAGCTGCATCTTCTGCAACTTCACCAACTGTAGGCATCTGTGTAATCTTTGGGATCTCGAATGTCATACCTGCATCTGGCAATGCACCGCGTGAGATTGCATCGATTGATGGACGGATTGTTGTTCCGAGTGGGTTGATAATTTCAGATAGTTGGCGTGTTGGTACTAGACCAGCGTTATCTGTTGTGTTATCTGCTGCTAGTAGGTACTGACGAGCTGACTCATCACCTAGTGCCGCACGGATTGTGTTTTCTGCATACTTAGCTGCTGTGATCTCAATGCGTGGCTTTGTGTAGTATGCTGCTGAAACAGTTGGACGAGCAGCTTCAACCGCTGGAGCCTCAACTGGTGTTGCTTCGACTGCTGGAGTGGTTTCTTCCACGGTGGCTGTCTCGCTTTCTGTTGGTTGGATTGTTTCTTCTACAGCAGATTCTTCTGCTGCAATATCAGTAACCTGAGCAGACTTAAATGCTGGCTCGGTTACTAAACTTACTTCGACTAGACGTGCAGCAGATACGTATGTAACGCCGTCCTTGATCTTTGACTTTAGGACTTCTGCACCGATTGATAAACCTGATTGCAATCCTTCTTCTGCAAGGATTAGAGCTTCTGTACCGCGCTGAGAGCGACTGATTGAGAATACAGCGTCGATAGAATTGTCTGACTCGCTAAATGAGACCATTCTTCCCAAAGGTTTCTTGGCGTCATGCTGACTTAAAAGCTTTATTGACTTAGGATCTTCAATAGCAATAGATCCAGAAGCAAAGATAACTTTGCCCATGTTTGTCGATCCTGCCTCAACATTAAGAGGCACAATCTTGCCTGATACTGTTCGGCTTGCTGAGTCTGCTGTTAGATCAGCAGAGAAAGTAATTACTTGATTCATACTAGACCATTATTTCCGTTAGGTGTTAGATCAGTCATTTCCATCGCTTGTTCTGGGGTAATCAGGTTAAGCGTTAGCAGTTTTTCAATGACTGCCAATTCTTGAAGTGGATCAGTACGTAGGAAGTTTTTATCAATGTCAAACTTCACTACATTGCCACGGGCTGTAATGTCATCCATAGACAAGCGATCTTCAATCGCTGTAATGAATGGCTGTAAAGATAATGTTAAGAATTGCTTGCGCTCATCTTGCACGTTTGCATAAGTCATAGAGTTATTCTGATCTGCTGAAACGTAGTAAGCAGGTACATTGCATAGACGAGCAATCTCTGTTGCAAGATTAAAGATTGCTTCTGAGTACATCATTTCTTTAGGTGAGAATGAGACTGGGTTATATTCAAGAGTAGAAGTTAAGTAAGCAGTTGAGCGATTGTTGCGAGCAGTACGCCATGCAGCAAGCAATCCTGAAACTTCTTTAGGATCTAAATCTGCACCTGTGTTTTTAATGTAACCAGTTGCCATTGGAGTAGCTGCTGCGATTGCTGCTGCCTTTTGTACATCAATGGCTGCGCGAATTGTCGAAGCGCCGGTGGTAAGAATGCCATCACTTAGTGATTGAAATGTGACAAGAGAACCTAGTCCGTCCATCGGTAATGTAATACCATCAACAGCATAAGAGCGAACATATGTGTTAGTACTATCTAAAGTAATTGTCACTCGATTGTTAGCAATCCACTCGAAACGAGATGGACGGCCATCTTCTTGATAGACCTCTACGACCTTCCAGAAGGCTTGCCCGTATAGAAGTAATGAGTCAACAGTCCACGCAATCGTTACTGATCGTGGCTGTGAATATGAAGGTTGTTCTAACCATGCAGGCGAACCTAATTCTTCATTAGTGGATTTTTTATAAAGCTCTAAAGGAATTGCACCAATTGTGCCAGCAAGTAGATTGCGGCAACGCATAAGAGCTGGGACTGACATTGCCTCTGTGCGACCAATGAAAGCGGTCTGAAATGGCATTGCATAAGGTGAATACTCACCGAGCACTTGAGGTGC